AGATGAGCATTATGAATTTCATTAAATGCAACCATCCAATTACTACTCCGAACTAATTTCTGTTGGCGTAACGTTAATGATATCTTTTGCTTCTCCGATTTTACCTTCGAGCTCTGATAATCTTTTTTCAAGTTGTTCACGACTCATTCCCTCCAATCCAACATGTGTTACTTCTTTCTTATCTACAAACATACCTGCCATTTGTCCAGATCTATACTCTGCATTGACAGCTACAGAAAATTGTTTCTTATCTTCTGCTTTTTTACTTAAAGTTTCAAATCTTTTATATTTTTTTAATTTGTCACCTTCATGTTTTTTAAGTTCTTGGTTATACTTCATTTCCATATAACGTACTACATGTGGGTTTTTATTGGGATCAGTTAATCTACTTGCAATTTCTGTGGGACCTTCAGGTTTACTAGATTGATAACCAGCTCTTTTAGCAGCTTCAACCTTAGTGATCTCTCCCCAATTACTAACATATATATCAACAAAGGCTTTTTGTTTGAGTGTTAGTTCGGCAGTAGATTTTAATGTGTTTTTCCTTTTGGTCATTTCTTGACCAGATACTACCACAAGTTTCTCCCAATACACTTTCTTAGAAACAAAATAATAAAATTTTTTTAGCACAAAATGGCCTCTCTGTTTCATATTTCTGCCTTATTCCTAAAACTGATAATATTTTCCTGGGAAATTCCTGGTGTTTTCCTGGTCTAAAATGCTCTAGAATTGTTGTATATCAACGATTTTCCCAGAACTTGCTTAAAAAAGGCTTGTTTTAAAAAAAATAAAATAAAATGTTTGTAAGGAAGTGTACTAGGAAAGTGAGCCGAGAGCCGTGGTTCGAGTGTCTAGGTCACATAACCCACACCCTTTTATCAGAAAAAAAATTTTCGCTAGACAATCATTCTTACCAATTATTACCAAGGTTCACGGAGCTGGGTTTGACAAATACAGATGAAATGATTAATACTTAATTTGGTAATAAGTTTGATATTAATTATTGCCTCTTTGTTAGTTAATCTAGGTTACATAGTTTTTATTTGTTTCTTATGTGGCCTAGATCTAAAAAAGGTTCTCCATAACCAAGATCTACATATACTTATGATTGTAAAGATAACTGCTATATGAAAGCTTTCCCAGACCGTTGGATACATACCAAATAGAGGGAATATCCAGAGCTGTATCATGGTGCTCAATAAAAGCCCTGATCCAACATCAATTAAGGTTTCAAATAAATTTTGATTTAATTTCATAATATGCTATAACAATATTATGTTTCATATACTTCATATGATTCCTTTCTGCTTTGAGGGTGGCGATTGCTCCCTGCCCTCAAAGTTTAAATTCTTTTACCCACCATGACTAATCTAATATATCGTGATGAACGTAGACATTATCAGCGTCCATGATTTGTCTACGTTTATTCTCAACTTGTCTCCTTAATTCTTTTCTTTCATCTTTATTCACCAACTGCTTCAATCTCTCAAATAGTTTTGAGTATTCGTGCCATAAAAAATGTCTTCTTTTAAATTTAATTAAACCTTCTTTTAATGCTTTAGTATATCTGTATCTAACGTTATCAGGTTCCCAACCAGCCCACCAACAGATCTGCTCAAAGTCTTTAGAATTTGATATCCAGAAATGAGCATCACACTTATTTAAAGAACTCTTTCTATCTCCTGCTAACATTCTTACATCATCAAATGCATTTAAGATTACATGTCTCCATAATTTTTGCTCATTACATACATGAGTCTCTGAGATAATATCCTGAGCAATATTAGTGCCCATAAGTCTTAACAAGTCTGGAGAGTAGATCACGATAATGGCCTTTCGAATTTTTAAAATTACAACGATTGGCGACTTCGTAATGTTCATGGACATCATCAATCAATATTGTGATGGCTGCACCTTCTAAAGATTCTTCTTGGATATGTTCTTTTATATCTTTGAAGTCTTGAGTCATTTCTTTTTTAGTATAGTTGTCCATTCTCATACAATAACATCTTCTCTTTTATAAGAATTGAAATCTATTACATTTGACTTACTATTTTTTATTTTAACTGTTACTTTCTTTGTCTTTAAATTTTTTTGTGGTTCATTATGAATACTGTATATGTCATTGGTATCATTGAGAAATTGTGGACCAAGTTCAACGTAACCAAATTGAACTCCATTAAGTAAAGCAAAAATAGTAGATTGATACAACCTAAATTGACTAGGCGTAAGTTTCCTAGCTGCCAACACACTCAGCTTTGTTAAATCAGTGATACCACCCTTTTTCTCTGCCATTAATATAATCCCATGCTACTTTAAATAATAATACTTGTTCTGCTTCCGATTCTAATCCGTGAGACGTGCTTCCTGATCCGTTACAATGAATACAAGAATGAACTGTTCTAGAGAATTTCGCAAAGATAAAACCTTCTCCTTTACACTCTATACATTTCTTGTAGTTGTACCTAATATCACTCATATAAAAAAATTTTTATTAACGCAAGTATTAATTGTAAAGATTATTTTTGATGGGATCAATGCCAAGGGTTTATAACCCACGACATTATATTTCTTCGTTATTCCAGAGTCTTAGCATAAACACAATAAAACCAAAGATTAATGCTATTAAAAAAATATTTAAAAAAAATGCAATCATAATTTATTTATAAAATAAAAAACTATTAAAGAACCTATTAATAAACATATCATACCATATGCAAACATACCTAAACCAAAAGCAGCACTCATGTTAGTAACCCCAAGTTATAAAAGAATATCTTGACCCCTGAGTTATTAATTTTACTTCATGTGGATAAATAAAATTAGAGGGCAATATAAGTACATCTCCTTGCTTTAAGACTATTTTTTTATTGCTAACATAAAACTCCCCACCCTTAAAATTGTCATTTAACAAACCAACAATACTTAAAATAGGCACTCCTTTTTCTTTACCATCAAAAATATTATGTATGTTATCTATATGTAAAGCCATGTTTGTTTTCGTATCATATCTATTTACTCTAAACCTAGACAGTTTTTTTACAATTTGTTGATTGTTGTATAAATATAAATAAGGATATAAAGAAAAAATCTCATCATAATATTTTAGTAATGCTTTTGTTATAAATGGAATTAAAGTATTTTGTTCATTCTTCTCCATCATATAATTTTTTATTTCTCCTTTTCTATTCTTTTTAAGTTTAATAGATTTACCATTTTCATCTTGCCACTCATGATATGTGTAATTAACTTTTTTAAAATATTTTATTAAACTTTTACAAGTTTCTACAGGCATAGTATTATATGCTCTTACAAAATCTAAAGCTTCCATAAATTTTAATCTCTACCCTCTTCAGTTAAAACTTTTTTTATAGCAAGACCTAGGATTCTTGCACATTGTGGGACGATTGCGTTTCCGAGACTTTTGATTCTGTTTGATCTATCTTTGTCCAATTCATAGGAAATCCCATCAGGAACTCCACAAAGGTCGGATTGAGTTTGCCACCAGGTGTATTGTTCTTCAGTACTTGCCTCGGTAATATTGTTGCTTGATCTCTGGCTTCCTTCCAAGTCGGTTGATATGCTGCGTCTTTGTAATCCCTCTGTCTCGGTGTTGGCCATAGTTTGTTCACTACATCGTTCAACTTCGCTCCGAACTTTCTGCCAGTCCCAACCCTCGTTACACTCCAACCTGATGAATTCTTTTTCACTGTCTCTGGTGGGGCTACTACATCCATCTGACAACTCGCTGATGGTGTTGGATACATTTGAACTATTTGATTCAATGGTGGCTTCTGTCCTCCTCCTGGATGTGGTTTCCGTGGTTTGTTGATCTCGTTGGAGTCGAAGCTTGTCGGAGTCGGAAATGATTGTTTCTTTGATCGAAGATGTTTCTCTACTTGATTCATGTTTTGATATGTTGGATACATCGATTTTGGATAAAGTTTCATTTGATCTTTTTGATATTGTTGGAACATCTCCGTCCATTTTTCTTTCGGAACTTTGTTCGATTCCATTCTTGCTTCTATAGCCCATCTCACTACTACTGGATCTATTTGCTCCCTCAAATTTCCAGGTCGTTTTCTGTTCTTTCTCTGTCCACTTCTTATCTGTTGTTTGAAACTTTCCTCTGCTCTCCGAGGCAAGTAATCCATTGTATTTGGAGTGGCCAATAATCCAGACTCTGTTCCTTTGATGCCAAGCACCGATGCCTGAAGCTGGAATAAGGAAACATTGGACTTCGAAACCTTCACCTTCCAATTGGTCTTGCACCTGTCGGAGTACCAAGCCGTCTTGGAGGTTAATAAGGCCTTGCACATTCTCCCCAATAACGAACTCTGGTTTAATTTTTTTAATGAGTCTAAACATTTCTGGCCAGAGATATCTGTTGTCATCTGTTCCTTTTTGTTTTCCTGCAACACTAAATGGTTGGCATGGGAATCCTCCAGTAATGACATCTGCTTCGAATTCTTCTCCTTTGACATCTCTTATATCTCCTTCTATTGGTACATCAGGAAAATTTTTTTGTAAAACTTTCTGACAAAATTTATCAAACTCTATAAACTTTACTGTATCAAATATACCAGTGGAGTGAAGACCTAAACTAAAGCCTCCAATACCACTGAATAAATCTAATACCTTAAGTTTATTGTTCAACTTGATCTCTCATTTTTAGAAATTTAAGTTTTGCTATTTTAAGCATCCTATCAAATAAAGATTCTGCTTTGATAGTATGTATTTTATTTCTTAACTCTCCATTAACATACAAGATTACATTATTACTTTTATGATCAAGTTCGATTGTAAAAAACTCTTTAGCTTTTATTTCTTTTGGATCCGACATTTGCATCTCCATTTATAAGTTTTGTACGAAAAGTTGCATTAGGTATTCTGTGTTTCCTAGCTTGATGATCAATATAATCACTTAATATTTTTGATATCATTGCACCAGGAGCTCTAAATTTTTCTTTACATAACCCCTTTAACAAATCGTAATCTGTTTTTTTAATTGCGACTGACTTCCATTTATCTATATCCATTATATTAATTCCCTTCCTTGAGCTGATGCTTCATCTATTATACCGAGTAAATCTTTTAGTTTTTTATTTTCTTCTTTTAATTTTTTTATGTTTTCTTGAAGTTGGTCTAAATTGTTCATAAGACTTTTAACTGCTTCTTCAAGTTTTCCTAAAGAATCTAGATCACCTTCTGGTTGTTGACCGATTGGTAGTATATTATTATTTGACATTTAAGTCCTCCTTGTTTGGTTGATTGTTTCTTTCGTATAGTTCGTCTTCTACTAGAAGAGTAGCAATAGTTCTATTTATAGGATAATGTTTTCTAAAACTATTATCTTCATAAAAAGAAATATTTGCCACACCATCAATAAGCATATCTAAATGTAATGAATCCTCTATTGGAGTACCATCAAAATCATGTGTTGGTATTGCTGCTAATTGTTCATCTAAGTTAGTTATGATATTCTCTAGTAAATTGCTTTTGCTTTTTAGTTTCATGTAGTCTTAAATATATGGGATAAAAACCAAAGTCAATTAAAAAATTGTAATTAAAATAAAAAAGCGTATAAAATTATATGACCATATTGAAATTTGTAATGTTAACTAGTTTTTGTTTTATTTCACCAAATAATGGTGAAAAATGTGGCCAAACACTACATGATAACATCCCAGGTGCTTCACAATGCAAATATTTAGCAAATTACTATGGAAGTACCCTTAAAGATGAATTCATTAAAAATAAGGCCTCTATGACCTCTTATAGGGCACAATGTCTAGCTATTACCCAACAAGGCTTAGATATTGACCAGACCTTTGAAATATCTTATAATATCTTATGACGGCTTATCGTATCAGAGCTAGTATGGGAGGACAGTCTATTGATCATGTAGTCAATGCTGCCACTAGTAAAGAAGCGATACTTAAGTTGTCGGAATTAGTGGGTGATGGTTTAGTTGAAGTAGCCAATGATGGTTTTACTGGCAACACTGTACCCCACATAACTTATGAGGAACTTAAAAATGAGTCCGAAGAAGATAGAACTGTTGAGAAAACTTCAACATCTAGAGCATAAGTGGTCAGCAGAATTAATGACCCACGGTGGATGTAATACTGATATGCTTCAGATTGAATTCGATATTAAGTCTACAAGAAATAGTCTTAAGTATCAGGATGTACAAGAAAATTTAGCTAAAGCCAGTTAATTTTTCTTAAGTTTTAAAAAAGGAAACTTTTTACTTAGGGCATCTGTCGGCTTTTTAAACTCATAATGGTTTATAATTTTAAATAACTTTTCTCTCTTAGCTACTGCGTAAGGCAAAAATAATTTAGCTAAGTGTAAAGCTTTTTGATGTGAGCATCTCCATCTCCACTGATCTTTTTTACCTAATGAACCTTTACCTATTCCTTTGAAATGAATAGAACCAACTTTAACAATATCATAAAAGTTTTTTATACAATCTAAATCAGTCATTGCAATTTCCATTGCTACATTCCATTTTAAATAAATTTTATTTGATTTTATTTTTTTACATTTATATTGTGCGTAATTTATATTACCTTCACCATCAAATAATCCTGCAGCATAAGCAATCATATCCTGGTTATTGTGTGGAATGTTTTTATTATTTAGCATCTCCCCAACTTTCTCCAAGTCCATAGTCAACTACACTTGGTACTTTAAATTCAATTGTGTTTTGCATTAAAGCTTGTATCTCTTTTGCATGTGCTTCATCCTTAATATTAAAACAAAGTTCATCATGTATTTGTAACATTGGTAGATGACCAGCATTATAACAATCTAACATTGATTGTTTTGTTTGATCAGCTGAAGATCCTTGAATTAATCTGTTTAATGCTTTGTAGGTATATGCTCTTTTAATATTATCTTTACCATACTTGGCTACTGCATCTTCATATTTTTCTGCCTGATGTAACCCAAAGTCTCTTGTTTCCCACATATCAAATCTACATTTTCTACCTTTTTTAGTTCTAATAACTCCTTTTTCATCTGCTGCATATTTACATCTATCTGAAAGTTTTTTAACAAATGGTACTTTTTTATTATATTTAATAATTAATTCATTGGCTTCATCTTTACTAACACCAAGAGAATTTGCTAATTTGTTTTTACCCATTCCATACATTAAGCCTAAGCCAATTGTTTTTGCTTGAGTTCTATCTATACCAACTAGATCTGCAACTGTTTGATGAAAGTCTGCACTAGCATTTTGATAAGCTTCTACCAATTCATTTGATCCTTCATAACCATCTCCAATAGAAGCTGCATAATGTACAGTCATTCTAGGTTCTTGTTGAGAATAATCAAAACTTCCCCATTTATGCCCTTCTTCTGGGATAAAGAGACTTCTTATCTTGGGACCGAAATCTTTATTTCTAGATGGTACTTGTTGTAAATTTGGATTACTCATTGAAAGCCTACCAGAAACAGTCCCTCCATTATCTCCTCTTAACTGATTTATCTCTCCATGTATTCTCCCATTAACTTGGTATTTCATAATAGAGGATAAAAAAGTTCCATGAAATTTGTTCACTTCTCTTGCACTTACAATTAGTTGTGCTATTTTGTTTTTATTATTAATCAACCAATTTTGTGTAAAGGAAGGTTCTTTTGTTTTTTCGGTTCTTGGATATTCTAACTTCAATTTGTCAAAAGCTTTGGCAATCTGGCGGGGTGCCCAAATATCTATTTCTATTCCTGTTTCTTTCTGTATATCCAATAGTATTTCTTTTTCTTGGAGCTTCATTTCTTTTTGTAATTCTGCAGCTTTTTCCACTCGGACTCTCACTCCTCGTTGACGCATCTTTATTAATATCGGAAGCAGTTGCTGCTCCATTTCCCATACAGTAGTTAAACTCTGCTGCACTATTTCGTGCTTGAATCTTTGCCATAACTTTAATGTAAGCTCTGCATCTTGTTCTGCATAATAACCAACATGCTCAGCTGGTAACTTCCACATCTCTGCCTTTGGATCTATACCATGTGCTGCTGCAGCTTCTCTTAGTTCTGTCTCTGCTTTTATTTCATTAAGATAATCTACAGATAATGCATTCAAAGAATATGAAAATCTATTCTCATTTATTAGTGCGGCTGCAATCATTGTATCAACTATAGGTCCGTTGACCGTGATTCCAGATGCTGCTAACCAACCTACATCATATTGAGCATTATGAAATATTTTAGTATTAGGTAAAGCACATACATCTTTCATATATTTCTTTACTTGTTCAGGAATCATGTTGCCACCACCTAGATGACCAAATGGAAAATAACCTTTCCATCCTTCAACGGCTACTGCAAACCCTACAATTTCACCTTTACCTAAAGCCCAACCAGCTCCAAGTCTTTGATTAATACCATCGTCCCTAGTCTCTAAGTCAATAGCGATTTCTTTGTAACCAGATAAATCTTTATATTCATTAGGTGTGTTCCACATTGATTTTTTAAAAGTAAGTGTTAACTGTAATCCGTTACTCATTGGCTATTTCCTTTTAACAGTGTTCTAACTACTGTTGTTGCTGGGTTTAGATCCAAGTCTTTTATGCACCCCATCAATAAACTGCTTGACAGCACAAGAACCACAATAGTAAATTTTGTTTTCGATAATAACTGCATCTTTATCACACTTTGAACATTTAATTTTTTTGTTTGCTTTCATCCTTACGATCTTTGAGATGTTTAATTTCTAGATCACAATAATGTTTGATCTTTTCTAAATCTTCTAATGGTTTACCTTTTGCTAAGTATCTACATACATATTTTATGATATTAGCTTGAAGTGGATTTAAATTATTTTTTCTTATAAATGTCCAGGGTTGAATCACAAACTGCTTATAATGGGATCCTCCAATTTGTTTATCATTAGGAAAACTTTCATCAAACATATTTTTACTTGGCATTTTTCTCCTGTATATAAATTAAATAGTCTTGTCCAATCGGATAGTTAAACTTATAGTCAGATCTTAGTAAATGTAAAGTTTTTCTTGCTCTAGTTGCACCAGTATACCAAACCTTTCTTTCATCACTTTTTTCTTTTTTATTTTTATGTTTGTAATCAGATGGGTAATTACCCTTACCATAAAGCACAACATGATTAGCTTCTCCACCTTTGACACTATGAATTGTATCAATTGTTATTAACGGATCTTTATCTAATTCTTTCTGTCCATATCTCCTAAGTAATCTTATAAAGTGTCTTACTTGTCTTGGTTTAAAATTTCTTCTTAATATCCAATACCAAGGTTTATTTTTTTGATCATCTTCTAAAGTTAATCCACACCACTCTTTTAATGTTTGAAAATTATATTCTCTAAAGTCTGGTTCTTCTCTCCAAAATTTATCTAATCTATAAGCAGGATCTTCTAGTTCTCTAATGTATTTATACATATTTCTAGCAGCCTTCTTATCAATACTTTTATCTTTTGTAATTGAAGTCCAAGCTTTAATTGCTTCCCACTGTTTCTGATCAAAACATTTTGTGCCCTTATTATCTTTGTAATAAAGACCCGCATCTTTGGCTAACATTCTAAGTTCATTTACAGTTTCATTGATACGTCCTAATATGTACCAATCTTCATTAAATGTTTCAAAAGGTATTTCTTTAAATGATAAGTAAGCTTTAACAAATCCTTTACTTCCTCCCGGTAGGTATTCTTTTTCTTCACTATCACTAATACCTCTTCTAATTACTTGTGAGAATCTATGTATGGCTTCACCGAATCTCTGAGTTCTCCTTAACTTTACTTTACGACCAGGAAAGAATTGAGTAAAATATTTTGGGTCAGCTCCATTCCATTTATATATGGCTTGATCATCATCTCCTGCTAAATATATTCTATCTACTTTAGATGCCATCTTATAAATGACAGACCATTGAAGAGGTGT